CGTATAGACCTATCTTACCGAAGTGAAACTTAACTCTATGTATAACTAAGGAAGAGTTAACATCAGCTCTACTAGCTTCACCTTGTCGTTGTGAAAGATAGAATGTAGGAAACGCTACACTGTACTCGTATAAGTATCCTATAGTTAATGTTACACCAGACCAGTCTCCCGGCAGTGTAAAGCTAGTTGTACTAGTCAATGTAGGCTTACCATACCTACCTACACGTGCAGATGCTGTATTAGTATCTATAACAACTAAGTCATAATTAGGTGTTGTAACTAAAGGTAGCCAACTGACACCAGTAAACGTAGTTAAATTTGTAGTTGCACTGTAGCTGCTACTACCTGTATCAGTTGTATAATTATCTAAATGTAATAAGAAATCTATATTATCTTGAACTATAGCTGGATCTGATTCTGTTTGTACAAGTCTTACACTTTGTAAAAAGTTGTCAGTATCTAAGAAATAATATTCGTCATTTATAATAAAGTGATATAATAATGGGTTGTTAAATTTCCATTTAAACCACGCTGACTGTTGACGTTTATCTCCTACATTAATGTATCTGAAACCTTGTACTGTGTCAGAATCAGTCTTACCCATTATAACTAAATTATTTTCACGTGAATTTGTAATTAAATCTATTTGCTTAGGTAATAACGTAGGTACTACCTGACTTTGATTGACTACGTTAGGCGCACCTTCTCGCTGTACATTAGCCATTTCCATAAATCGACTAAATTTACCAGAGTTGTCAACAAACGCTATAGTTGTACCTAAAGATATAGGAGCTACATCTTTGTTATAATTAAATGTAGAAATACTACGTAATTTAGCAGTATCAGGGTTAAGTACTGTATCATCAGATGCTAGTAAAAACTGTTGGTTTGTACTAAACACAACAAGACCAGAAGTTAAATCTATACCATCAAATAATTCTGATGGAAATGTAGATGAACAGGATATATCAATAGGATCATTTGCACTTACTGTTAATGCTGTCTCTGCAAAAAAATCAGGTGTGCCTAAAGTGCCCGGTCTAGATAGTATTACATTCTCACCTGATAACAGCGCTAATCTATTACGGAAAAATAATACTTTATTAATACGCTGACCTACAAATGTAGGAACCGGATTGGTAATATCATCACCTACTTCTCTGTCTGAATATGTAAATTGTTTGATAGTAAATGTAGCTAATTCGTTTGCTGTACCTTGATTAGCTAAAGCTGTTCTCTGAATGACTAACGGCATATTTGTTAGACTCTTTGCTATACCGGGCTTTGCACACTCTGTCCATGAGCCTGTGCCATCCTGATCATTTAAACCCTCAAATCGTAGGTAGTAATCATCTTCTTCTGATATTCTAGCGTTAGCAATTCTTACTATATACCCGTGTTTACACTGCTTAGGTAGTAAAGTTACATCGTTTACTGATGTACCCATACTACGCATCAAGTCATCTTCTACAATTTCACAGTTAAACGAGCTGCTGCTAGATAAGTATATTCCATTACCTATAACAGTACCATTAATACCTGTCGGTAATTCTGATATAATACCACCTAATACTTGATCAGCACTGACAGCTGTATCAGCATCAAATGGTGTAGGTTCTGGACGTACCAATTTAAGGTTAGCTTTTACTGTAATAGTTTCATGCTCTACAACTTCGATTGTATATGTAGCAGATGATTCTCCTTTAGTAGATGGTTCACTACTAGACGATCCTGTTACAGTACGCCCTTTAGCCTGATCCATTGTTACAGTAGTAGTGTCACCTGTAGTCCAGCCTTCACCACCATGTAGTAAAAATATACTTCTTGCATAGGCACAGGCAAAGTCGTCTGGAGAGTTACCATCACCACCTACACTACCTTGCTGTCCACGTATATCAAGTTTAAATATTAAGTTTTTCTTTGAGCCACTATCTACACTAAATGTTTGTATACCAATACCTCTACACTGTCCAGTACCAGCTGACTCATCAAGTGTATCAGATTGTATTTTTATACGTGTAGCTCTTGTAAAGCTAGTTGTAGAGTTACTGTCATATAGGTTAAGTCCATACTGTCTACCATTTTCTGTACGTGTTACTTCAATAAACGCAAAGTGCGAGTCAGGATTATCAGTAGTCGTACCTGTAGTGCCTACCAACGTATTAGCGTTAGAGCTATCACGACTGTTAACAAAGGTAGTGTCGTTGATAGTAAGAAATTGTAAGTTTTCTGCATTGCTTGTTGCTAGATAGTTTTGTATAGCTGTCTGCCCACCAGTACCATATACTATAGTCTGTGCAGCTCCGGCATTGTCACCATCAGCCTTCCACATTCTAAGCTGCCCATCTGCGGCAACTTGTCCTATGTAAGATCCTTCCTCCTCATCTCGATGGTAGTGAAACCACGAACCACCTGTTTGTACGTTGGGTAAAGGCTGAGAGTTTATTCTTTTAGCACCCGGTCTTTTGTATAGACCACGTGTGATGTCAGGTATTGCATTTACGACATCCTTAACTTGTCCCGGAAATTTTAATTGATCGGGCTGTTCTGATATACCCCCAGTAAAACTAGGAATGGTTTGTGTTACGCTTGCCATTATCGTCTAAGGTTTCTCCAAGGTTGATATGTTTGATGTATAGTATTCTCTGGGAAGCCAAACATACTATGATTACCCTGATTACACTCGTACTCCATCAGAGCAGCACGGGCTAAAGCTTCTTGTCCTTGTAATAATTTGACAAGATTAGGGTTTGCAACTAACTGTACAGCTGCCTTTGTTGACGCTCTATATGTAATATAACGTCTAAATGCTATAGGTAGATTTTCAAAAGTATATAGTTTTACGACATCTAGGTCGATTTCTGTAATATCCGAAAAGTCATCTGTGTGATCTATTTTATCATATAACACACCATCACGTCTGATAACGTCATATACTCTATGTGACCAGCCGTTAGAGACGTCAAGTTGTAGCACATCATTAGCTATCGCTATCTTACCGTTAGCATCTGGTGCATACTTTACATGTAGCTCTGTGTTAAAATGCCAGCCTTCTGCTTGTGTGTCTACGTTAGCGTCACGTAGTAGGTTGTAAATAAATGAAATCTCTGGATTGTCAAAAACCAAAGATGTTACTGGTGCTTGACCTATAGCTCCCAGTATAGAGTTAACTGCGGATAGTTCTGTATCGAGGTCAATAGTTGTGGAAGCCATAATAAAAAAGGGGAGCCGAAGCTCCCGTATAAAATATAAAAATTAAGCAAATGAAGATGGCTTAGTTCCTGTACCAGCGAATAATTCGACGGCAGCAGCAGGGTTAAGTGCGTCAGCTCCCATTGCTAGGCGACCTAAAATTACGTCACCTTGGTATACAACTGAAATG